CATTGGTTGATCGTGGTGAAGATGGTGGATTGAGTAGTTCTGAGGCTTATGCACTGTTCAAGGCATCTATGTCTGACTTGATTGCTTTAGAGTTGGCTCGTTCCCCTGAAAACGATTCGTTTGAGGCGGTGTAATGGCAACGGGACTTGAAATTAACAGCATCTCAGCCCCAGGATTTTACGGGCTAAATACTCAAGATTCGCCTCTTGATTTGAATGCTGGATTTGCTTTAATTGCGTCAAATTGCATCATTGACCAGTATGGTCGTATTGGTTCTCGCAAAGGTTGGACTGCACTTAATTCCTCAACAGGAAACTTGGGTGCAAATGATGTTGGTGTATTGCATGAATTGGTGCAAGCTGATGGAACATTGACTGTCCTGCTTGCTGGAAATAATAAGTTATTTTATTTGGACGCATTAAATGCCTTAACAGAGTTGACCTATGGTGGTGGTGGATCAGCACCCACAATCACAGCAAGCAACTGGCAATGTGCATCACTCAATGCAATAACTTATTTTTTTCAAACTGGTCATGACCCATTAATTTTTGATCCTACTGTGTCTACAAGCACTTATAGGCGTGTTTCTGAGAAGACGGGCTATGTGGCTACTGTCCCATCAGCAAACATTGTTATATCTGCTTATGGACGTTTGTGGGCTGCCACAACAACATCAAACAATGCAACTGTTTACTTTAGTGACTTGATTGCGGGTCATGTATGGTCTACAGGAACTTCAGGAACACTGAATGTCAATAATGTATGGGTCAATGGGGCTGATGAAATTACTGGGTTAGCAGCACACAATGGATTTCTTTATATTTTTGGCAAACGTCAAATTTTGATTTATACGGGGGCTACAACTCCCTCAACAATGACTTTGTATGACACTGTTGAAAGCATTGGATGTATTGCTAGAGATACGATACAAACAACAAGTACAGATGTTATTTTCTTATCAAACAGTGGTGTTCGATCTTTAATGAGAACAATTCAAGAGAAGTCACAGCCAGAACGTGATTTATCTAAAAATGTTCGTAATGACTTAATGAATAAAAAGATTCCAAGTGAAACATTGGCTAATCTTAAATCTGTTTATTCTGAAAAAGAAGCATTTTATTTACTGACATTGCCAATCAATCAACAAGTATATTGTTTTGACACTAAAACATCTTTGCCTGATGGCGCATTACGAGCAACAACATGGGACTCAATTCTTCCTAAGTCTTTTCTGTCTAAGAGAAATGGTGACTTGTTGATTGGAAAAACTGGTTATGTTGGTAAATATTCTGGATTTTTAGATAATGCATCATCTTATAGATTAGCGTATTACACAAACCATACTGATCTTGGAAGTCAATCAATCACCTCAATTATCAAGAAAATTTCTGTTGTGATTATTGGTGGAAGTAACCAGTATGTAACGATAAAGTGGGGATATGACTTTCTAACAAATTACTTGTCTCAGAATGTCTTAATTCCAGCACAAGGTGTTTCTGAATATGGGACAGCAGAATATGGATCAAACGCAACTATTGTTGCTTACTATTCTGAAGGTGTTGCTTTGCAAACTCTTATTGCAAATGGTAGTGGCTCTGGAAAAATTGTTCAAACTGGATATGAGATGGATATTAATGGTTCTCAGTTATCCATACAAAAAATTGAAATTCAATCTAAGCATGGCAAATTGTCATAAGGAATAAAAAATGACTGTATACACAAAATCAACCAATTTTGCAACAAAGGATACTCTTACTTCTGGAGATCCTTTAAAGATTGTCAAAGGTACTGAGATAAATACTGAGTTTGACAACATTGCAACTGCTGTCAACTCAAAGTCAGATACTGCATCACCTACTTTTACAGGTACTGTGACAATTCCAATATTGTCATATGCAGGAACAACACTATCTGCCGCAGTAACTGGTACAGGCAAGATGGTCTTAGACACTAGCCCAACATTAGTAACGCCAGCTTTAGGAACTCCTGCAAGTGGTGTTTTGACAAATTGCACAGGAGTTCAATACACAGGTTTCAAGAACCGCATCATCAATGGTGCGATGGTCATTGACCAGAGGAATGCGGGGGCTTCTATTGCAACACCCAATGGATATACATTAGATAGATTTCGTGTAAATCAAACAACAACTGGTAAATTAACTGCTCAACAAAATGCTGGTTCTGTAACTCCAGCTGTAGGATTTAGCAATTATTTAGGAGTTACATCATCTTCTGCGTATGCAGTAGCTGCTGGCGATGCTTATTGGATTGACCAAGCCATAGAAGGATTTAATTTTTCTGATATGGCATGGGGTACAGCAAATGCTAAAACTATAACTTTATCATTTCAAGTTTATTCAAGTTTGACTGGAACTTTTGCTGGCGCTTTACGAAACTCAGCAACAAGCCGTTCTTACCCATTTACTTATTCAATACCTGTTGCTAATACATGGACTGCGGTTTCTGTAACTATTGCGGGTGATACATCTGGTACTTGGATAGGAGCAACTAATGGTGTTGGTGTTTATGTAGGATTTAGCCTTGGTTGCGGCACAACATACACTGGAACTGCTAGTGCATGGGCTGGCTCAAATTACTTGTCTGCTACGGGTTCTGTCTCAGTAGTCGGTACAAACGGCGCTACTTTCTACATCACAGGCGTACAGTTGGAAAAAGGCTCAACAGCAACTAGCTTTGATTACAGACCTTATGGGACTGAGTTGGCTTTGTGTCAGAGGTATTGCGCTGTATGGACAGCAGTAGGTTCAAATATACCAATTGGAAGTGGAGCAGGACAAGCAATTGGCTCAGGACAAGCACTTACATATTTAACATATCCAGTCACGCCTAGAGTACCTGCTACAGGAATATCAACCAGTGGGACTTTTAGTGTTTATACGGCAGCGGCTGGAGGCAGCGTTTTGACAAGTTTAGCGTATAACAATTCATCTAATACGTCTATTCAATTAAATGCAACACTAACAACTGCCAATTTAGTTCAGGGATATTCAACAAGTTTAATTGGAACAAGCGCACAAATTACTGCAACAGGGATGGAACTATGAACGAGCCAACTTGGAAACTCTATTATCGCCTCGGTCAGACTGAGGCTGATGCTGTTATGCGCACATGGCCTGATGGCAAACAAGAGTCTTGCTTGGTGACTGCTGAAGAGTATGTCAAGTGGCTTGCAGAGGGCAACACACCACTACCAGCGGAGGAGAATAAATAATGAATGCTTCAGAAATCATCAGCCAATACGCCCAACAGATAGGTCTTGACCCTCAAGCAGCTTTGACTGAGGTTAAGAAAATTATGGACACTCCTGACGGACAAATTGTTAAAAAGAATGACTCAGTATTTGTTCTTCAGAGATTAGACAAAGGCGTTAGCGGCATTCATTTGTTTACTGCTGATGATCCACAAACATTATTGACTTCTATCCAAAGCGTTATTCAACAGCTTAAACAGTCTGGTATTGCGAAGATTTATGGCGAGAAAGAAAACCAAGAGTTGATAGATGCTCTTAGTCAACTTGGCATTCAAGTAGAAAACTCAGACATTCCTGATTATGCTTGGTCAGCCACAATTTAAGGGGTAAGACATGAGTTTATTTTCTGCAATTGGCAATGCCGTTAAGTTTGTTGGTAACACTGTTTCTAAGGTTGTTACTGGCAATATTGGCGGTGCTATAAGTGATGTTGCGAAAGCAATTGATACTGGCGTAAAAACAGGAATTCCTGGGGGTTGGGGAACTGTTGCTGCAGTGGGAGGTGCTTATCTAGGCAATGTAGGAGGATTTGGCACTTTCGTAGATAGTACGGCATCTGGACTATTTGGTGGAGGTGCAGCGGCTGGTGCGGCTGGAAGTGCTACTAATGGTTTGATGGGTAGCGCATTACCCGCAGGTGCTGGCGCAGGTGGGGCAGCAGCTTTGTCTTCTGCTGTTGCGTCACAAGGTTTGATTCCTAGCGTTCTGTCGTCTATTTCAAACTTTACTGGCTTGAGTACAGACACTCTTGGGAAACTTGGTGTTGCTGGTGTTCAGTCATTGTTAAGCAGTGCTGGTGCTAATCAAACTGCGGCTCAGGCTCAACAAGCGGCACAAACTGCGGCTGATGCTCAAATTCGTGCGGCTCAAATAGCTGCTGACGCGGCTAGGTTTAGACCTGTTGGTGTAACAACTAGATATGGTCAATCAGCTTTTACAACTGATGCACAAGGAAACGTAACTGGTGCAGGATACGCTGCTAGTCCTGAAATCACAGGTTATCAAGACAGACTAAGAACTCTTGCTTCTCAAGGATTGACTCAAGCTGAACAAGCACCAACTGCCTATGCTCCATTAACAACAGGCGCACAAAGTTTGTTTAGTCTTGGTCAGCAATATCTTTCTAAGTCACCAGAGCAGGCGGCACAAGAATACATTACTAAGCAACAGGCTTTGCTTGCACCTACTCAAGAAAATCAGTTGGCATTGTTGCAAAACAAGTTGTTCCAACAAGGTAGAACTGGTGCGGCTACGGCTCAAGGTGGTAACCTGATGGCTACAAGCCCTGAGATGGCTGCTTACTATAACTCTATTGCACAAAGCAATTTAGGGTTGGCAGCAAATGCAGATACAGAGGCTAGAAACCGCATTACTTATGGCGGTGGTTTGATGACTCAAGGTGCTAACTTGCAGAATGCCTATTACACTGGTCAGACAGGTGCTTATGCTCCATTCACCACAGCAATGGATACATCCACAGGATTAGAGAATCTTGCACAGCAACCATTAAATCTTGGTATCAATATTGGTGGCAGGACTACTGCTGCCTCTGCTGATGCAGGAAAACTTCTTTCAGGTGGCATTATCAGTGCTGCAAGCACCATGTATCCAAGCAATGCGTTTAGTGCAAGTGGAAATGTATTGAGTGGCTTGTCAAATAGTCCAGTTGTCGCAAGTGGCTTGAATAGTTTGTTTGGTGTCCAACAACAACCTAAACAAAATACATACACATTCAATCCGACAACAGGTCAATATGTTCCTGTTCAACAATCTGTTTGGGGGTAATAAAAATGGCAAGCGACATAATGGGATTATTTCAAACTCCTGACCAGTATCAGACTGCACAAAACGCAGCTATGCAAGAAAGGTTTAGACAAAATGCTTTACTTACTCCACTGCAACAAGCTAGTGTTGGTTATCAACAAGCTGGTTATCAGTTAGGTCAAGGTATTGGTGGTGCTTTGGGTGGTGTTGACCCACAATTAAAGTTGATTACTCAGCGTCAGCAGTTGCTTGGCATGATTGACCCTAGCAATCCAGATTCATTTGCGCCAGCAATCCAAATGGCTTTGCAATCTGGTGACCAAGAAGCGGCATTCTTGTTGCGTAATGAGATGATGCGTTCTAAGCAGCAGTTCCAAGAACAGCAAATAGGCCAACTCAAGACAGAAGATTACTTAACTCAACGTGGTTTAGGTATGCAATCCAGAGGTCTTGAGGCGCAAGCACAGCAGTTGATTGGTCAGATCAAGAATCCTGATGGCACTATCAATGAGCAAGTAAAGGCTCAATTGATGTCATTTCCTCAAGGTCAAGCCGCAATATCTCAACTTGCTAAAGTCATTCCTGACTTGCGTAAGATTGGTGCTATGGGTGCAGTTGAGGAAGACCCGTTCAAGATATTTACGCAAGATGCAACCATTCCTAAGAATGTCCAATCTCTTGCAAGTCAATACTCAAGCAGTTTAGCCAAGGGTTTAATTGATCCTGAAAAGGTTGATGCCAAGGTCAAAGAATTGACTGACATGACGCAACGAGTTCAGCAGTTTGAGCAAAATCAGCAAACGATTAAGGCTCAACAGGACATGATGAATAGTTTCAAGTCTCAAGGAATGCAGAATTCTCAGCAATACCTTGCACTTGCACAATCTAATAATGCACTTGCTAAACAGCAAGCTGATTTCAACCAGCAAATGAAGTTGGATGAATTTAACCGCAAGAAAGAAGAAGCAGCCAATAAACCTCTTAGAGCAGACTTGGCTAAAGATGAAGAAGCTGACTATGCAAAAGCTAGTGAAGCTAGAAATCTTGCTATTGAAGCTAATAACTATGTTACAAGCATCAAAAGAGGTGATATTAAGTTTGGTTTAAAAGACAGAGCAACTCTTGCCATTATGGGTGCGGCTGGTTCAAATAACCCTGATGTAATTGCTAGAAATGATTTTGAGAGATTTAAGACTCGTCTAGTCAATGAATCTTTACGTCTTAACAAGGGTACTCAAACAGAGGGTGATGCACAGCGTTCAATCAAAGAATTGCAAAGTGCTGAGTCTGCTGTTGATGCAGCTAAGTCAATTAATACATTGGCTGAACTTAACGCTAGAAAAGTATCTGATGCAAAAACTTCCATTGAAAGAAGACGCATCAACGCAAATGCAAAATTGCCTGAAGTACCAATCGAAACATTAAAGTTTGAACCTCATACATTTACACAAAGAGATGTAAATTCATTGTTGAAAAATCCAAAATATCCATCTGGGACAATTTTTGTTGATCCTGATGGAAACAGAAAGGTGAAGCCATAATGGGACAAGATTACAGAACATTGCAAGATGCTCCATCTGTTGATGGTGTTGATGCAAATAGTGTTGAGGCTAAAAATGTTGCTGCTATCAAGTCAACATTTGCACCCAAAGTAACTTATAACCCTGCTGTTGAGGCTGTAAGGTCAGTAGGTCAAGGCGCAACCTTTGGGATGTTGGATGAACTTGAAGCGGCATTACGCACAGGTTCTATCAGTAATGAGGAATACACCAAGTTGCGTGACCAGTTAAGGGGTCAACAAAAGCAGTTTGGTGAGGACTTCCCTGCTGTTAAAACTCCTGCTGAATTGGCTGGTGGATTTGCTGTTCCTGTTGGCATTATGGGTAAAGTGGTTGCCCCACTTGCACAAGAAACTAGAGCATTGATTACTGGTGGCGAGGGTTTGGGTGGTCAAGTCTTACGCACTACTGGCGCAGGGATGGCAACTGGTGCATTGGCAGGGTATGGATATGCAGAGAAAGATGCTGGTACTGAGGCGGCAAAGGGTGCTATTTTTGGTGGTGTTCTAGGTGGTACTGTTCCTATCGTGATTGATAAGGCTGGCACGATCATCAAGAATGTGCTGAACTCTGCTGGCATTGGTGACCAAGCAACAGCGGCATCTAAGATGCTTGGCAGTTATATGCAGAAAGATAACTTGACTCCTCAAGAGGCTCAACAAGCACTTGATGAATTGAGAAGAATTGGTGTTCCTAATCCTGTCATTGCAGACTTGGGCGCAAACCTAAAGAATCTTGCCTACAGTGCTTATGTTGTTCAATCTAAAGCTAAAGGTAATACAGAGAAGTTTCTTGAGGGCAGATTGATTGACCAACCTAATGACATTGTTCAAGGGTTGGTGCAAAAAGCAGGGTTGGCTAAAGACGTTAATGGTTACGAGTATTTAAATGCACTTGTTGAGTCTCAATCAGCAAAAGCTAATACGGCATACCCAAATGCTTATAGCCTTGCCATTGATGCAAAGCCATTTAGAACATATGTAGACAGACCAGTATTTATTGATGCTTATAAAGAAGCTCAAAAACGAGCCGCCGTTAAAGGTGACACATTACCGCCTCTTGATGCTATTCGTAATGATCAATCAGTACCTACAGACATCTTGCACCAGATCAAGATTGGTTTGGATCGGGTTATCGATAAGGAAACTGATGCTGTCACAGGCAAGGTCAGTGGCTATGGTCGTGATGTCATTAATGTCAAGAATGAATTCAATGACAAGATTAAAGCATTGAACGATGATTACAGAAAAGCAAATGCTGAATTTGCTGATGCATCAGGCATCAAAAAATCGTTTGAAATGGGTCAAAAGTATCAGCAACTTGATCCTAAAGAAGCTGCCGCAAATATCAAGAAGATGAATCCTGATGAAAAAGAGGCTTTCAGACTTGGCATGATGGCAGACATTAATGATCGGGTTGGAAACTTCAAAGGCGGTGACTTCTCTCGTCAGATATTCAAGTCTGACAATCAGAAGTTGCTTGTTCGTTATGCCTTTGATGACCAACAAGCGTATAACGATTTCTCTCAATACGTTAAGGGTCTAACCGAACAATCTAAAACCGCTAAGAAAATCTTAGGTGGTTCTCCAACTGGAGAAAGATTATCTAGTCAAGAACAGGCTGGACAACTTGGTCAGATTGCACAATCAGCGGCATCTGGTGATGTATTTGGGATTATGAAAGCTGCTGGATCATCATTGCTTTCAAGAGCAAAAGGCATCAGTAGCGAAACATCTGAAATGTTGCAAAAGAAACTATTTAATGCTGACCCAATTGAGCAACGAGCAATTCTGTCTGAGTTGAATCGCAGGGCAAAAATGCCAAAGACAGGATTGTTATCTGGTGCGGCTGGTGTAGGTACTGCCACTGGCATCATAGGAGACTGAAATTGATCCAATCACTATTTGCCTCATGGCGGCTGGTCTTGTCAAACAGATTCAGCAAGGTTGCGAACTTTACAAGCAAGCTAAAGAGCAGTTTGTCCAAGTCAAAAGAACTGCTGATGAAGTTGTGGCTATCGGCAAGGAACTTAATGGTTTCTGGAATCAGTTACTTAGGTTCTTTGCTGGTAGCCCAAAGTCTCAAGTTGCAAAGCCTGTGGCTCAAGCTAAAAAGTCTGATTATGTCGCTGTTGATGAAACTCAAGTCAAAGTTGGGATTGTCCAAAACTTAACAGAGTTTTTCAAACTACAAGAACAGTTAGCAACGCACATAAGAGAAGAAGAAGAAAAGTCTAGAACAGTCTATGACCCTGACCAGAATCACTTAGAAGCGGCTTTAAAGAGGGTGATGGCACAGCAGGAGATGGATAGGTTGGTCATCCAGATTCGTGAGTGCATGGTGTACCAGAGTCCCCCTGAGATGGGTGCTTTGTACAGTTCAGTGTTTGAGATGAGTGAGGTCATTCAAGAGGAGCAAACTCAGGCTAGATTAGCACAAGAGGCAAAGGAAAGGGTACGCAAATGGCAACGGGAGGAGTCAAAAAGAAACTTCCAAGCAAAGCAAGCGTACCTGTTAGGAACTCTAATAGTGATCCTTTATATCTGGGCATGGTTAATAGCCATAAACCAATTGGGGAAGAGATAATGGGTTGGATTGCTTGTTGTGTTCTTGTAGCTTTGATGCTTCCCTTGGGGGCAATACTTTATCTAGATATTCTGGATACCAAGCATGAAGCCAAACGTGCCTTAGAGAAACTTGAAAAGATTGAGCAACGCATTGAAAGGAAACAGCGTGATAAAGATCGTAAAGAGCCTAATACTATTAGCGACAATCCTGTTTTTGACAGGGTGCGAAGACCGCTTTAGATATAAGTGCCAAGACCCTCAAAACTGGTCTAATGCAGAATGTAAACCCCCAATCTGTACCGCTACAGGTACTTGCCCTGAACAACTCGTAACACCCGAAAAGGAGAAAAAGTAATGCCTACCATCGTTATGAACAAAAATAACCGCCTAACTCCTGAAG